TTACTGGAGTAATTGTACACCATTAGCAGAATATACTAACTGACTTCTGGACTTAATAAAGATATATACACCTTGTGGATTGTCAGATAGTAAATCACTTTCAATAGATACACCAAATTGTTCAGTGCTGAAATCTTCACCAGCACCACCAATACCATACTTAATACCAAGACCAATAACACTACCACCTTCAGCAATATTTAAATATGAAGTTTCACCACCAGTGGTAGCAATCATATTGTATAAACGATTACTATTTACTGGTGAAATACTTACACGATCACTTGTATATTCTGGATTGATTGATTCAACAAGTGTTTTGATAATCTGGGGATCTGGAAGTTGTGTATTACCATCAACAAGGAAACTATTGGAATAATCAAAATCTGCTGGATATTTAGCACCACCTTTGAGAAACTGAATTTTCTTGAATGGAACAATAGTAGTATTGCTAGAACCATCACCAGACATATAAGTAGTTGCTTGTCCATCAGCAGTAAGTGTATTAATATTAGATACTGGAACAAAAGTCATAAATGCACTTAATACATTACGTAGACCAAGTGAATACTGGATTTGAGCATTAGTAGAATTTACACTAGTGTATAGTGAAGTAATACTATTGTATTCAAATACACCTTGACTTTTTGGTGCCATATCATCTAAATCAGATACTTCACAAGTTAATCGTAGATTAGTTAGTTCATAATGAGCATCACCAATACCAGTAGTAGAACCAGCAGTATTAAAAAGAACATTGCTGTCTGGTTGAAGTAAAAATTCTAAAATGACACCACCAAAAGCATCTTGTCTTAAATCTACCATATTTCCAGATTGCATAAATCCAGATGGAACATGGAAACTAAAAGAGTTGGTTTGAGTGCCACCAGCAGGTGATTCCATAACAGATTTACGGAATGTTTCACCATTTGGCATAATTAAACAAGTTTCACCAAGATGCCCCATTTGGTCTTGTAAGGAACTAGTACACGCCAAGTATGAATTCATAAATTTAGAATAGTGTCTAATAGATTCACAAATCATTTTTGATTTTTGAGATTTAATAGTAAGTGATTCAATAATATTGTATATACCAAGTCGGTTATTCATTGATACAGCATCACCATCACGAAGGGGTGTTGGTGTAGCAAGATTGTCTTTGTAAGCATTAAATTCACCAACAATTCTAACAGTAGAAGGATCTAATAAACCATCTTGTGCAGAAATAGTGAACGATAATACTGGAAAACCATTTTTGAATGATATTTTACCATCTGCTGGAATGTTGTCTGGACGAATTTCAATATATCTAGATGTCATATTTATAATATATAATATAAAAATATTATCTTATATAAATTAATAAAAAAATGTTTGACATTCCAATATTATATATTAATCTTGATCATAGAACTGACAGACGTAAACATATGGAAGAAATATTAAATGGTTATAACTATACTAGAATAAGTGCTGTTAAAGACGATATAAATGGTTATATTGGTTGTGCTAAAAGTCATATTAAATGTTTACAATATGCTAAATCTATGGATTATGATAAAGTTGTAATATTAGAAGATGACTTTATGTTTGTTGGTGATAATAATTTTAATGATATAATATTACCAGAAGTATATGATATATTATTATTATGTAATTTAATTAAAGGTGCTATTGAACATGATAATGTTTTTAATAAAGTAAGTTATGCAGAATGGACAAGTGGTCATATTGTTAAAAAACATATGTATGATATATTAATTGATAATTTACAAGATGGAATAAATCATTTATCACAAGATAACAATAGAAATTATTATTTAGATGTATATTGGAATGATATACTTGTTCAGTTTGAAACATTAGCACATAAAAAAAGATTTGCTAGACAAAAAGAAAGTTATAGTGATATTAAAAGGTGTTTTATAAAAAGATAAACCAAAGGTAATCTATGATAGTATTTACGATACTACTTCTACACCACCATCACGCACGATCAACCTTTTAAGGTGGAAAATGTATGAGTTGAAAAGTTTTCCAACAGTTGGTGCTGTAGTTCCAAGATATTTAAGAACAACAGAAAGGTCAGCACTACGTAAATCCATAACACCACCTTGACCACCAGCAGAGAAACCACGACCAAATACAAAGTTGTCCATGAAAGCACTAAACGATTTTGGTGCAATACCAGAATTGTCAAGTGTCTTTTCAAGTTCATATAAATGGAAAGCATCAAGTGATGATTTTGTAGCAATCTTTTTGGTGGAAATTTCGCGTGAAGGCACCCTTTTACCATTAATAGTATATTGAATGCTGGTTAGTTCGTCTACTACACCAGTATATGCTGTTCTGTTATTAGTAAGGCAAATATCATCTGGATCTTTTGTAGTTTCACAAGCATTAGAAAAGGAAGTTCCTTTAATTACATAAGTTCCAGAACCACTAATTTTTTGTGCTGAAGTATATACAGTTGAATCAGTTGGAACAACTAATAGAGATTTAGCACGAGAGTTTTGTGAGAAAATCTGGAATGTAGTTTGTCTATCAGTAGATAGAATACTATGTTTATAGTTAGTTAATGACATAATATCAAATTCAATTGCTTTTCCTTCCTTAACCTTTTGTATCATTCCACGTTCATATGCTGGATCTAAATGAACTTGACTTACAACTAAATTTACATCACTTACAGTATAAGTAGCATCATAACTAGATTCATCTGCTACAGCAGTAGAATACATAACATAATTTTCATCAATAGCAACACCAGTATTATTAGTTGTAGAAGCATCAACTACTACTTCAATTAATCCATTACTACCATTTGCAGCAGTAGATAAGTTGATTTCTGAAATAGTAAGTGTACCACTAAATGTAGAACCAGAACCATTATTGTCTGAACGGCAAAATTTAAAGGTTTCACCACAAACAAATGGAAACTTGGATACACGATCACCACCATCTAAACTATTATCAGTATCAACATAAAATGTAGTTGCAGCACTACCATTGTTCCAGTCGTCTGGAGTAGAAGAACCATTAAGAGAATGGAATACTGGATTTAATGCTGTTCGTCTATCACGTAATACACTATCTAATTGTTTAATAACATTATCAGCATCATTAAGATCAATTTCAATATATAAACCTTGAGTCATCATAAGTGGAAAGATAGTTTCACTATTAGCAAAAATACCAGTATGAAGGGGTAGTGTAATTTTAGCAGTAAGAAAATCATCATCACTAAAAGTAGTAGATTGATTTCCAGTTGTCTTTTTGAAAAATGGATTAGTTAAAGTATTTGCCATAGCAGTTTGAGTAGTTCCAAGTGTTCCACGATTGAAAGGTTGGTGGACACTGCAACCTTCTTGTAAAGCACGCAAATTTTCACTATTCTTATCTTTATCATAATCATATTTTACTGATACATAAGAATCATATGAAGATAGTTCTTCCAATAAATTTCCCCTTGTTCCGTCATATATGCGAATATTACGAAGAAGTGTGCTAGTACACTTGTCTAACTGTAAACGTGTGGGTGCTTTTCCAGAAGGTAAAGCAAGTTTTACATTAAATTCTAAATACGATTCACGTCCATCCATAAATTTAGTAGATGGATCAACATACAACTGTATCTTTTGTCCAGGAGAATAGTTAAGTCCATTTTCTGAAGGAATGGAGATTTTAGTTTCACCAACTTTAACGCTGTCATCGGCAGACCAATATAACGACATTTTTATAATATAGTATATATAATAAAATTATTAAAAAAAAAATTAAAAATGTTATTTGTGTAAATCATTGAACACGACCAGTTGCTATTGTTTGTATTTCTGGTGCAGCAACTTCTTGTTCAGTTTCTTGTTGTTGTTTTTGTTTTAGTTCATCACTTTCTTTATCTTCATCTAATTGTTGACCAACTTGATCAGTTGCAGCACTACCCAAATCTAATACACCACCAAGTAGTTTTAATGGTGGAAAGAAATTACCACCAATATCAGCAATACTACCACCAATTTGTAGTAAATTTCCTGCTTTTTCCCAGTTATTATTTCCAGCAATACCACCTGCTTTAATATCTTCATATAAATCCAAACCACCAAGAGCAGCACTACCAAGAACACCAACTTTTTCACCAATTGAACCAAGTACACTTTTTCCTTCAGTATCTAATGCTGTTTTAGTTCCTTCAAGTAATTCACTACCAGCACCACCAGTTTCACCAGTTATTTCTTCTGCTTCTGCTACATTTTGTGGTTTTGCTGGTAAATCTGCTGAACTTTCAACACCATATCTGTAATTTGGACTTTCTTCAACATCACTTTGTAGATTACGTGCTGTATTTGTTGTTGGATTAGTTGCTTTTGGTTGATTTACCCAATCATTATATGCTTTTACTTTACTTGGCATATCTTTTGATGTCCATAGTGCTTGACCAGTTGCTTTTATTTCTGCTACTTTATCAGCAGTTTTTTCTTGATCTTTTAAACCAGATATTTGATTAGCAACATCATTATTATGTTCTTTGATACGTTCATTTAAATCCCTTACTTGTTGCATTCTAGCATTACCCATAGCAATAGCATTAGCATTTGTTCCATATAAATCTAATGACATGTTTTATAATATGATAAATATTATATTTTGTAATATTAAATAAATAAATTTATCTTGGATGTATTTGTTCTTCAAAATCATAAAATACTTTTGCTGGATTTTCTGACCCTTTTATATACATAAAATGATAAGGTTCTTTATGACAATAATCATATAGTTCCATAAATTTTTCATCACCATTTTCACCAAGTAAACCACTAAATTGTTCCATTAGTTTAATTTTTTCTTTATGGTTATTTTGACGTGCTATAATGATATCACGTGCTTGTGCACGTATAAGTGGTGGTATATGATTTATTGACTGAACGCTCAGCAAACAAAGGTCTATGTAATGTCTCATTTTGCAAATAAAATATGCTAGTTTATTATTACGTTTACAAAATTCATCAGAAATAATATCGTCAAGTACCAAACAATATGTTGGTCTATCTTTTTTATCAAACTGACCTTGCGTTTGTATAATATCATCTATAAACTTATCTTCATAATGATCATCCGCATCAAAGTATTTATTTAATAGTTTTCCTTTGTCATCCATATGTAATGTAGTGCTTAATACCCTTACTGTATCAAATCTATTTAAATAAAAGTCGTCTGACATCAAAAAATTACATATTAAATTACTTTTTGATGACTTAATTGCGCCGACTAAAATACAACAACTGGGAATGCTTGGTAAATGTGGATGTAAATCTTTAAATCTTTCATCACCATCTAAATCTTTAACCTTTAATATTTTTGGTGCTTTTTTATTTTTAGATTTTTTTGGCATATCTATAATATATATAATATAAAATAATTTGAATTTTTATTATTAAATAATTACAACTACAAAATGAATAGAAAATACAAACCACAAACTATATATTTTTGGAAAAAATATGGTATTAAAAGTGATGATTATGATAAATTATATTATCATCATATGAGTATAAATAATTGTCAATTATGTAATGTAGTATTTGATAATACATCAAAAAACCAAAGATGTTTAGATCACGATCATGAAACTGGATTATATAGAATGACATTATGTAGAAGTTGCAATGCTTCATATCTTTTAAAACCAAGAAAGGCAAAAAAACATAGTACAAATCATATGTGGATTTCCAATAAAAAAAGTTATAATAAAAAATATAATAAATATTATTTTAGTTGGAGTTATCATAGATATATGAATAATAAACATATATCAAGATCATTTAAAACATTAACAAAAGCATTAGCATTTTCATTTATTCAATTGCTTAAGAAACCCATTTAATGTTTTCTTATGACGATTAATCAACATTTTACATACACGTCTATCATCATTTGGTGTATATCTTGGTTCACCACCAACATTTAAATGTTTATATTCCTTAAACCAATTACCATATTTTTTACCATATAATCCGTGTATAAAGTCATCACAAAACCAATTATGAATTTGTGGTGGAAATATCCAACCAAAAATTTCAAGATGTCGTTTATGAAATAAAAATTGTGTTGGTATAGCATCATTATTTGACCAACCAGCACTATAACCAATATTATTATTCTTTTTTACTGCTTTGATAAACTTACTTAACCATTCATTACGATTGTCAAACTGAATATCATCACCACATACTTGGAAATATTCATATCCATCATCTACAGCACGTTTACTGCATTCTGTCCATATCTTACATGGATTACCTTTACAATCACTAAACTTTAACCATTGTAAATATATATCACCATATTTATCTGGTCTATTTTCTACACGACCGAACAATTTATCATCATCATCAATACCAATATAAACTTTAACATTATAATCATTTGACAACTTTACAATAGAAGGTAATAGTATATTGCATAAATATGTATCACTAAAATCTTGCCAGTTTCTTTTATTACTTGTACAAGGAACAATAAAAGCAATACTATTTTTCTTTGTTTTCTTTTCAAATAAGTTTTGCGAAGCATACCTTTGGTCTTCTAAACTATATGTTTTAATATATTCACTAACACTTGTTTTATCATTATAATTGACAAGTTGTCTTTCATTTTCTGGATACATTTTATTTATAAAATCAATAATGTATGATAGTTCTTTCCAACTTTGTAAATGAACACGTTTACCATTTGGAACATTATAAATATCACCAGCACGTTGATAATCATCCATAAAATAATTTGGATTGTTTGTTGGTGTATGTTTTATTTGTAGTGTTCCATCATCTAATTTAATACATTCTGGAATATATTCAACATAATCACAATCAAAACCAATCATTTTAACATTGTTATAAATTTGTAATGCAAGTAATACAGCACTAGAACCACTACACCAATTTTTAACATACTTAAATATTGATCCAATATCTTGTAGCATATCTTCAATAAAAATTATATCATTACATGGTTCGTAATCATTCCATACATTCAAAATACTTTTACTTAATAAATGTAATTTACATTTTTTCATTTTAACAAATTCCAATACTTCATTATTCTTTTCACATACAACAGTATCAATATTAACGTATATATCTGGAAACCAATTATACTTTAACCAATAACGAAATGCTAATGTACAACCAATAGTATCATATACATTTCTATCAATAGTTTTGAAATCAAATCCTTTTAGTGAAGCACCATTTCCGATAACAATACAACTTTTCATTTTATATAACATATTAGATTTTATTTTTTAAATCTAATTTATTATAAAATATAAATTAATAACACATATCATATGGATTATTTAATCTACCATTAGCATTTCTACTACGATAACCAGTATTTTGTGGTTTTAGTTTATTCATTAATTCTTGTCTTTCACGTTCTTCTTGTTGCACTTTTTTCTTTTCTGCCTTTTGTTGTTTACGTAAACGATCATACTTTAATATAGCATCATATTGTGCTTTTTCTAAATCTTCTTTTGTAAAAGTTGTTATACCAACTGGTTGTTTTGAAGGTGGTTTTTCTGTATTTACTTCTTCCTTTAATTTTTGTACATCTTTAACCTTTTTTTGTTTTAGTAGTTCACGTTCTTCACGTTCAAGTTCTTTTTGTGCTTTTCTTTCTTCTGCTTTTTGCTTTTTAACTAACATTGCTTTTTTACGTGCTTCAGCAAGTTTAAGTTTATGTGCTTCGGACATTGGACGACGTGGTTTACCACTTTTAGTTAATTTACCACGTGGTTTTTCTACTAATGGTTCTGGTTCAAGTTCTGGTAATGGTTCTGTTTTTGTTGGTGGTGGTGTTGGTGGTTTCACCATTTTTGGTGATTCAGTTATTTGATCCTTTAATTCATCTGGAACAACTGCAAGATTATCTGGCATATCTTCAACATCTACTACATCAAATATATCACGTCTATTTGGTTTTGGTTTTTCTACTACTGAAGGTGCTTGTATTTCTGGTATTTGTTCGTCTGGTAATCCTTCATCAAAATCAATATCTTCATGTTGTAAAGGTGTATCATCAATCATATCATTATCAGTAATATCAAAGTTGATTCTTGGATTTTTAGAAGGCATATTTATAACAATACTTATATTTTATTTATAAATATTTTTTAATTTATTAAAAAAGATTAAAAAGAAAGGTTAAAAAAATTTATAAAAATCTATAATTAGATTTATTATTTATTTAGTTCTTTTAAAATATTTATCTTTTGTTTTTCATTATAAGTGTTCCACTTATCCACAGTTTCACATTCAATAGCATAGTATATTTCATTACTTGTAAAATCACTTAATCTTAAAGGTGTATTACTATCTTGAACTTTTGTATAATCAAAAAATATTTCATCTACAACACTTTTATCATCTGACTTATAATAATTAATCTTTGATTGTAATGTTGTTATTTTTAAATTAAGATTATGTATTTCTTCATGTAAGTCATCTATTATTTTTCTATTTCTTATATTTTGTTTTCTTGTATTTTTAAATGTTTCTAATTCATTTTTTAATTGTTCATTTTCCTTTAATAACTTAATGTTTTCCCTTTGTATTTCTAGATTTTCTGGCGATTGTACAATAGTTGTTGGTTTATCTTCTATTTTATTATAAAATAGTAATGTCATTTGTGTTTGTA